GTTATTTTTACTGTGTAAGTCATTTTCTGTTGTTCCTAGTTTAAGCCGAGCCATGCGAGGTTAGCTGTTATGAACCCGATAGCGAAAGCAAACCAGATGTTGATGTAATCATGCTTAGTCATTTTCTGTTGTTCCTTCTCACTTTCTACCCCTTCAACTTAGGACATACGTCATACAATATCAAGTGATAATTGATTGACATATTGTCGCACCTGTATGCCAAGTATCAGATATGGGGGTGGAATGGTGGGAGGTCTTAAAGCCGAAACCCCAATAACCACGGGCGATCCAGCCGATTCTTACCCTACGTCATGCCGTAACGTAAACCCTGGTGACGGGCTGGTCACGCAACGCCACGCCGTGACGTGTTGACCTGCCCTTTACGTCAACGTCAAGTAATGTGTACGGCAAGTACACCAGGATTCGGGGACGTGTACGATTCGTTCCGGGTGACGTAACGTCAACCGCTGCAAGTACGGAACGTTCCGTACGGTCGGGGGGTATGACCCCCTTCGGGCGGCGGCGGACAATTATTTTTGTATTCCCCCCCAGAATTTTTTTCAATTTTGAGGTTTTAAGTTCTGCTTAATTGACATAATGCGGGGTGTAAGTTAGGTGAGATTTATGGCATCAAGTACTTCTAAGTGGGATCCTGAGTTTTGCGAGCGAGTTGTTGAGCTTGGCCGTGAGGGCAAGTCTATGTCTCAGATTGCGCGTGATCTTGGCATTGGTTATACGAGTTTGAAGCGTTATCAGGAGAAGAAGCCTGAGTTTGCGAAGGCGCTGAAGGAGGCTCAGTCTGCGGCGCAGGCTTACTGGGAAGACATTGGGATGAATGGTGCGACGGGTAAGATACCTGGTTTTAATGCGACGGCATTTATTTTTCAGATGAAGAATCGTTTCCGTGATAATTATTCGGACAAGTCTGTGAACGAGCATCACATTGAGGTTACGAAGATTAATCGTAAGGTTATTGATTGAGTTTGATGCTGGGCACTATATGCGTAGTTTGGTTATCTTTGTTGTTAGACCGGACCTAAGCAATGGCTGAGTTGAATATTAGTACGCCTCGTTGGTTTATTCCTCTTCTGGAGAATGCGAGATACAAGGGTGCTTATGGTGGCCGTGGTTCTGGCAAGTCACATGCGTTTGCGGAGTATATAGTTGAGCGGTGTGTTATGGGCCGCACGGATGTTGTTTGTTTGCGTGAGGTTCAGAGGTCTTTGAAGCAGTCGGTGAAGAAGCTGATTGAGGATAAGATTGAGAATATGGGTGTTGGGACTTTGTTTACGGTCCAGCATGATCGTATCAAGCATAATCAGAATGGTAGTTTGATTATTTTTGAGGGTTTGGCGTCTCATACGGCTGAGTCGATTAAGTCTCTTGAGGGTTTTGACATTGCCTGGTTTGAGGAGGCTCAAAGTTGTTCTCAGCGTAGTCTGGATTTGTTACGTCCGACGATACGTAAGCCTGGTTCTGAATTGTTGTTTACGTGGAACCCTAGCATGCCGACGGATCCGATAGAGATTTTGTTGCGTGGTGATAATCCTCCTCCTGATGCGATTGTCGAGGAGGTTAATTTTGTTAATAATCCCTGGTTTCCTGATGTTTTGCAGGAGGAGATGGAGTATGACAAGAAGCGTGATCCTGACAAGTACGCTCATATCTGGTTAGGTGATTATGTTAAGAACTCTGAGACGCGGGTGTTTAAGAACTGGTCGATAGAGGAGTTTGAGGCGCCGGCTGATGCTGTGCATAGGTTTGGTGCTGACTGGGGTTTTGCGACTGATCCGACTGTTTTGGTTCGGTGTCATATTGTTGGTCGTAAGCTGTATATTGATTATGAGGCGTATCGGGTTGGTTGTGAGATTGTTGACACGCCGGAATTGTTTATGTCTGTGCCGGAGGCTGAGAAGTGGCCTTTGACGGCTGATAATGCGCGGCCTGAGACGATTAGTTATATGCGCAAGCATGGCTTTCCGAAGATACGGGCTGCGGTGAAGGGTCCGAAGTCGGTTGAGGATGGCATTGAGTGGTTGAAGTCGTTTGATATTGTGGTTCATCCCCGGTGTAAGAAGACGATAGATGAGCTGACCTTGTATAGTTACAAGGAGGATCCTTTGACGGGTAATGTTTTGCCTTTGCTTGTAGATAAGGAAAACCATGTTATTGATGCGTTAAGGTATGCTTGTGAGGGTGCGAGACGTGCGAAGGATCGGCCTAAGCGTGGTTTTGCGAAGATAATACCTGTTAGGATGCCAATGGCGAGGTGATAGATGGCTAGAGTGAGTAAAGCAGAGCGTCTGGTTCAGGTTCACCGTGAGGCGTTGAAGAGTTTTAATAATATACAGGTTTCTGTGAAGGACGAGCGGATACAGTGTCTGGCTGATCGTCGGTTTTATTCTATTGCGGGTTCGCAATGGGAGGGTGATTTTAAGTCACAATTTGAGAATAGGCCGCGTCTGGAGGTGAATAAGGTTCATCTTGGTGTGATGCGGATTATTAATGAGTATCGTAATAATCGTATTACGGTTGATTTTTTGCCTAAAGATGGTGCGAGTGATGAGGGTCTGGCGGACACTTGTGATGGTTTGTACCGTGCGGATGAGCAGGATAGTTGTGCGGATGAGGCTTATGACAATGCGTTTGAGGAGGCTGTAGGGGGTGGATTTGGAGCGTGGCGACTCAGAACAGAGTATGAGGACGAGGAGGATGATGAAGATGAGCGGCAGCGTATTCGAATTGAACCGATTTACGACGCTGACAAATTTGTTTTTTTTGACCTCAATGCAAAGCGGCAAGACAAGTCGGATGCTAGATTTTGTTATGTTCTTACGGCGATGTCGTATGAGGCTTATGAGGAAGAATACGGAATAGATCCTGCGAGTATGCCGACATCTATCGAGATGACGGAGTTTGACTGGCAGACGCCGGATGTTGTGTATGTGGCGGAATATTATCGTGTTGAGGAGAAGTCCGAGACTGTCAGGATTTTCCAGACGCTGGATGGATCGGAAGAGCGTTATACGGAACGTGACTTTGAGGAAGATGAGAACTTAGAGCGTATGCTGGCTGCTACAGGCGCGACGGAAGTGCGTCAGAAGCGTGTGAAGCGTCGCAAGGTTCGTAAATATATTATGAATGGTAACGAGGTTCTGGAGGATCTTGGTTACATTGCTGGGAATCAGATCCCGATTATTCCTGTTTATGGCAAGCGTTGGTATATTGATAATCGTGAGCGCATGATGGGCCATGTCCGGATGGTCAAGGATGCGCAGCGGCTGAAGAATATGCAGCTTAGTCGTCTGGCTGAGATTAGTGCGTATAGTGCGGTACAGAAGCCGATATTTAGTCCTGAGCAAGTGGCTGGTCACGAGATCGCATGGGCTGAGGATAATGTTAAGAATAATCCGTATTTGCTGATCAATCCGATTATGAATGCGGATGGTGCGGAGACGTTGCAGGGTCCGGCGGATTATGTGAGGGCGCCTGATATACCGCCTGCTATGGCTGCATTGTTGCAGGTGACTGAGCAGGACATGATTGATTTGCTGGGCAAGCAGGATGCGGCAGATGAGCTGCAAACGCATATGTCGGGTAAGGCGATTGAGATGATACAGACGCGGCTGGATCATTTGAACTTTATCTACATGAGCAACATGGCGAAGGCTATTAAGCGGTCGGGTGAGGTGTGGTTGTCTATGGCCAGAGATGTTCTGGTTGAGGATGGCCGCAAGATGAAGACTATGAGCATGGATGGCGAGATTGGTCAGGTTGAGCTGGCACGTCCCGTTCTGGATGATGCGGGGGCTGTGGCGTATGAGAATGATATGTCGAATGCCAAGTTTGACGTGGCTGTGGATGTCGGGCCGTCTTCTGCGAGTAAGAGGGCGGGTGTTGTGCGTAGTGTTACGGGAATGTTGCAATTAGCGACTGATCCTGAGACGCAGAGCATTCTGACCAGCATGGCGTTGATGAATATGGAAGGCGAAGGGCTGGCAGATACGAGAAAATACTTCCGTATGAAGCTGGTACGCATGGGTGTAGTAGAGCCGACGCAGAAAGAGGCTGAAATTCTACAGGCAGAGGCTCAGAATCAGCAGCCTGACCCGAATGCGATGTATTTACAGGCGGCAGCGGCGGAAAGTCAGGCCAAAGCAGTCAAGACAGAGGCTGAAACAGCCCATGTTATTGCTAAAACAGCGGAAACGGAGGCTAAGACCACCGCAACGCTGGCGAATATTGAAAGCCAGGACCGTAATGACGCCCTGAAGGCTTTGAAAGAGATGCGGGAACCAGTGGGCCGCTAATCCCATTGAGATTGAGGTAGTAAAATGAGTCTGGAAGAACAGGACGTAGAAGAACTGGTAGAAAACACCGAGATTGACGAAGAAATTGTCGAAGAAGCAGAGGTGCAGGAAGAAGTCGTAGAGACTGAGGCCGAAACTGAAGCTGAAAGCGACGAAATGATCGTCACGATTGGTGATGAGGAGTCACCGCCCTCAGAAACGAAAGAAGAAGCTCCGGAATGGGTCCGCGACCTGCGTAAAGCGCATCGTGAGGAAAAGAAGCGAGCAAGAGAACTAGAAAAGAAACTGGCGGAGTATGAAGAGGCCAAAAAACCTCAACTCGGGCCTAAACCGACCCTGGAATCTTGTGAGTATGATACGGAGAAATTCGAAAAAAGTCTTGAGTCTTGGTATGACCGTAAAAAGTCACATGATGCCGAGCTGTCCCAGAAGGAAAACGCTGAGAAGCAGATCCAGCAGGAATGGCAGAGCAGACTGGAGTCTTATGAGGAAGCTAAAGGGAATCTGAAAGTCAAAGACTATGCAGAAACTGAAGAGCTTGTTCAGGACGCTTTTAATACGACACAGCAAGGTATGATTGTCAGTGGGGCGGAAAATCCGGCACTACTGGTCTACGCACTGGGCAAAAACCCCAGGAAACTCGATGAACTATCTCAAATAACCGATCCGGTAAAATTTGCATTTGCGGTCGCGCGCATGGAGACGCAGTTGAAAGTCACATCTAGAAAACCAGCAGCAGCACCAGAGAAGAAGATAAGCGGTAGCGCCTCTGCTTCAGGTTCTGATGCACGGTTAAACGAACTTAGAAACGAAGCTGCCAAAACTGGCGATTTCTCAAAAGTCATGGCTTACAAGCGGCAGCTCAAAAATAAATGATAGGATAGAAATATGGCTAACGCCTTTAACAAAGAAGAACGCGTTGCGTTCGAAAGCGTTCTTGAAGGTTTCAATGATGCGCTCGTGCTTTCAAATGCTGTAAGCATTTATGGCACTGACCAGGTCATGATGGAACGTACAAACAACACCATCTGGCGCCCACAGCCTTACATTGCTCGCTCATATTCAGGTACGGATATGACGTCCAATTTTGGCGACTACACACAGCTCTCCGTTCCTGCCACTATCGGTTTCTCAAAAGCCGTGCCGTGGAAAATGAGCGCAACGGAACTGCGTGACGCATTGCAGGAAAATCGCCTTGGTGACGCTGCATATCAGAAACTGGCATCTGACATTAACGTATCAGTAACCAATGTTGCATCTGCTCAAGGTACTGTTGTTGTTAGCCGCACGGGTGCTGCGTCTGGTTATGACGATGTTGCCGAGATTGATGCGGTGTTTAACGAGATTGGTATCCCGATGAATGATCGTCATCTGGCCCTGTCTAGCCGTGACTATAACGGCATGGCATCCAATCTGTCAGTCGCACCACGTTCGTTTGCAGGACAGAAATCTGTCAGCGCATATGAGCGTTCGCTGGTAGGTGACGTGGCTGGTTTCACCACAATGAAGCTGGACTATGCTAACCGTATTAACCCGGCTGCTGGTGGTAGCTCAATCACCATTAACACGACAGCATCTGGTGCTGGTCAGCACTGGACGCCAAAAGCGACATCGACTGCGGCAACTGGTGAAGTCAATAACTATGACAACCGCTATCAGACCGTTACTGTCTCTTCGACAACTAACGTAGCTGCTGGTGACTGCTTTACCATCGCTGGTGTTAATGCTGTTCACCACATCACCAAAGCTGACACGGGCCAGTTAAAAACTTTCCGTGTTATCTCTGTTGTTGACGGATCGAGCATGGTTATTTCGCCGCCAATCATCTCTAACCAGGATGGCACACCAGACGACGCATCAGCTTCTTACAAGAACTGTGAAGTCGTCACGGCTGCTTCTAACTCTGCAATTACCTTCATCAACTATGATGCAGCAAACATTAACTGCTTCTGGCACAAGGATGCGATTGAGCTTCTGCCAGGACGTTATGCTGTACCAGGCGATGCAGGTGCAGACGTGATGCGCGGCACAACAGACAATGGCATTGAGGTCGTTATGCAGAAGCAATATGACATCAACACCATGATGACGAAGTATCGTCTCGACTGTCTGTACGGCGTGGTAAACAAGCAACCAGAAATGACTGGTATCCTGCTGTTTGGCCAAACTCCGTAAATCTGCTAAAAGGGAGGGGCGGCTTTCGGGTCGCCCTAACCATTTGGAGGTACGATATGCCTAAAGTCGGTAAAAAAACATATGCCTACACGCCAGCAGGCCGCAGACGCGCAGCGGCGGAAGCTAAACGCACTGGCAAGCCTGTTGTGAACAGGAAGAAAAAGAAATGAAGCCAGCCAAAGGCAAAGCACGGGTCAAGGTAACAGCCTCTGGTAAGAAGGTAAGTTACGGTCAGGCTGGTAAAGCCAAAGGCGGCGGCGCTCGTGTCAAACCCGGAACAAAGAAGGGCGATGCCTATTGTGCTAGATCGGCAGGTCAGATGAAGAAGCATTCTAAGGCTGCTAAAGATCCTAACAGTCCGTTAAGACTGAGCCGCAAGCGGTGGAAATGCAAAGGAACGAAAAGTGCCAAGTAAAGGATTGTACGCAAACATTCACGCCAAGCGTAAGCGGATTAAGGCGGGAAGCGGTGAGAAAATGAGAAAAGCAGGCAGCAAAGGTGCGCCAACCGCTAAAGCATTTAAACAGTCAGCTAAAACAGCAAAGAAGAGAAAGTAATGGAATTTCCCTGTATGGTTTATCAAAGTCCCGGCGATCAAATCGCTAGAGGCGGTACGTTTAAATATAAAGCTGTTAACTCTAAAGAAGAGATGACAAACGCTTTGACAAAAGGCTGGTTCCAGAATGCACAAGAAGCTATGGACGCTTTCAACAAACCTGCCGAAAAAGAAGAAATTGACACCAAGCAGCCAACTCGTGCAGAGCTAATTGAGAAAGCACTGGATATCGGCTTAAAGGTAGATGGCCGTACAAGCGACGATAAGTTGCGTAAACGGATAGAGGAAAAACTATATGGCGTTCACGAAACTTAATGTTATCCAGCAGGCTTTTAGTGAGATTGGTTTAGGAGATTACGTCTTTGATGCTGCGCCAGAAGAGATGCAATATGCTCTTCGCAGGCTAGACGGCATGATGGCGCAATGGAACCATAAAGGCATTCGTGTCGGGTATCCTCTGCCTTCAGCCTACACAAAGTCTAATCTAAGTGATGATGTTAATGTTTCGGATATGGCGCTAGAGGCCATGTATACGGGTCTGGCTTTGCGTTTAGCCCCAAGCATGGGCAAGCAGCCATCACCTGATACAAAGGTTATGGCGCGTCAGGGATACATGGCCCTGCTGTCTAATTCTGCGGCACCAATACAACGAGGAATGGATACCCACACGTTGCCTGCCGGACAAGGCAACAAGCAGTGGCGGTGGAACAAAGATCCCTTCCTGGACGCTGCAGAAGATGCGGTTGACGCTGGACCAGATTCAGAGATGGATTTCTATTAATGGCAACAAGTATTAACAAATTATCCAGTACTGATTTCGTCACAAAAGATGATTTGTTGCCACTTTGGGTCGATTTGCAAGGTGATACGCGCAAGGTGTCAATTGCGACCTTGATCAAGTTTCTGGAGATCACGCCCAACACTGAAAACCTGCTGACAAATCTTGATAATGCAATCACCACTGCACAGCTTGATTTGTTTCTTACCAATGCCATTAGCCAGGTCAGCACAAACTCTGCGGCAATCACGCAGGAGGTTAATGACAGAACAGCGGCGGTTGCTGCCGAAGCTGCGGCTAGAGTTACAGCGACAAGCACAAGCAATTTGCTGACTGAGCTGGCCGGGGCGATTACCGCTAGTGAGTTAGCATCTTCATTGGCTACACCAATTGGTAATCTTCCGACGAATACGACTGCTGAAATTGCCTCTCTTCAAAGTCAGGTTAACACGCTAACAACGGCTGATCCGTGGTCATCTTCTACAACGTACAGCATTGATGATCTCGCCACATATAACGGCAATCTCTACAGATCAAAAACTAACTCAAACACAAATAATCAGCCTTCAGGGACAACGGCTGATAACGCCAACTGGGCTTTTGTTGGTGTTTATTCCAGTCTGTCTGCTGCTGTGGCGGGTAACACGTCAGATATCACGCAGATTAACTTTATTGACGCCACCTCGACATCGGCGGCGGCTGCGAACATATCCTCTCTGAACTCGACTGTTAATGATCCAACAACGGGTCTGGTGGCTACAAGGGCCACGCTGCTCAACGACTATTACACGCAGGCAAACACAGACTCAGCAATTGCTACGGCAACTACTGGTCTCGTGTCTACGAGCGCGCTGAACACAGCTCTTGCTGACTACACAACCACGGCATCTCTTACGCAGAACTATTATACGAAGACCGCCACTGATTCAGCTATTAGCTCTGCGACGACTGACCTTGTTTCGACGACTAGCCTGAACTCAACGCTGGGCAACTATGTCACTAACTCTACGCTGACTAATAATTATTACACGCAAACGGCTACAAACTCAGCAATCAGTTCTGCAACCACGGGCCTTGTGTCTACTAGCGCACTGAATACGGCGCTTGCGGATTATACAACTACAGCAACGCTGACCAGCAATTATTACACGCAGACTGCTACCGATAGCGCAATCAGTAGCGCCACATCGACACTTAGCACGGACATAGCAAACAATACGACAACAATTCAGACAAATGCGTCGTCGATCAATGGCCTCGAAGGTCAGTATTCGGTCAAGATTGATGTCAATGGTCGTGTTGCAGGGTTTGGACTATCTAACACCTCTAGTCAGGCGGGAGGAAGCACGTCTGAATTTGCAGTGCTTGCAGATAAGTTCTCAATCGTCAGCACGGCGAACAATAATACACTCATTACACCATTCATTGTGCAGACGCAGAACACTACGATAGGTGGCGAGACTGTTCCGGCTGGCGTCTACATGGACACAGCCTACATCCGAAACGGCACAATAGATAACGTCAAGATTGCAGACGCGGCTATTGATAATGCTAAGATTTTGAATCTGGATGCTGGCAAGATCAATGCAGGCACAATTGATACTGCGCGGCTAAACATTGACGGTTCAACGCTGACATCAAGCGGCGGCGTTTTGCAAGTTGGTGACATCAACGCATCAGCCATTACAGCCGGATCAATTGCAACAAGTGTGATGTCGGGAACGACTGTCTACGCCAATAAGCTGCTAGGTGATGTAAACACATTTCTGCCGTTCCGGTCACAAGACAACATCACATGGAACACAACTGAAAGAACGCTGATCGAGCTAACGCTTCCTGCGACTAGCCATCTTACTGAGGGTCATATTCCCTTTGCGACAGCTACAGGATATTTCGATTCTAAGGATAACAGAACTTACAGGTTTCGCATGTATATGAGAAACACCGTCAGCCAAGGCAGCGCAAATATCGGAACTCCTAATGCCAGCGGGTTTTTATACTCACTTGAGGGTCTCAACTATTACTATGTGCGCTTTTCAGGTGATGTTACGCAGAATGTTTCGCTTGGCTCTAACTTAACGCAAGGTGTGAAGACAGAACAGGTTGAGACGGTATTTTACGACACCAGCTTAAATAGAACGACTATAAGTTACATCGGTGCGTCAGCTTTCTCTACATCGTCTTCAGTCACAGCGTCAGGCAACACAAATTATGCCATCGTCGGCAGTTCGCGTTCATTCCCCGACAGTGACCATGCTGCCAGCTTTGCATTGAGTGGATCGCTGGCCTCTACAACTACCTCTTCTGTTCAGATGAAGGTTACCGTCCAGCGGTATAGCAACACTGGAACGAGTCCTGATACAGGCACCGAGCTGGACACACTGGGTGAGATTAGCGGCATCATGATGGGGGTCAGATAATGTTTGTTCAATGGGACTGCGAAACCAGCAAAATCATCCAAGGTCCGCAAGGCACAGCGGGACCAGGTGAGAACTGGTATCCAATGGTGACGATTGGAGGAAACGAAAACCTTCGTCACTATGAAACAAAATACGAACTCAACGAAGACGCAGGAATTGTGCTTGAGATCATTACAGACAAAGCTGTTTCTTATAGCGTGTTAAGGTCTCAATCCTATGATTCATTAAGAGAACAGCTAGACAAGCTGTGGCACGACATTGACAATGACTGCCTTGATAAAAGCGGTAGCTTCTATATTCACAGAAAAGGCGTTAAAGATACGTTTTCTAAAGACTAGTAAAGTAAGGACGCATAATGACAACGATTAACAAGCTATCAGCCATTGATACATTAGCGGCAGGTGATCAGTTTGTCGTTTATAGTCAGCTCAACGGTGACGCCAGACGCGCCTCTGGAACCACTGTCAAAGAATTTATTAACTCGCAGAACGCAACCAGCGATGAGGCAATTACGTTTGCAGGCGGTGTAAACCTCGTCAGCGGCGATACAGCCCTTGTGTGGCGCTCTGGTGCCGGATCACCGGAAGGCTCTGTGACGGCCTCTGTGGGGTCTTTATGGACTAGAACAGATGGCGCTGGAAACACAACGCTGTACGTTAAGGAAAGCGGAACAGGCAACACAGGATGGGTCGCGAAATGATGATGCAAGTTGTACGAGATGCTCAAGGCAAGGTCATTAATATCGGGCCTTGGGCATTTGTTAGGGACAAGGATCAACGCATTCTTAACCCTTTGCCTATGGGCGCCTATGAGGACACCGCAGAGATTGTGGAAGATGAGGATGGTGGCAAGCATGAGAAGTGTGTGCTGTTGCCCAAGCGGGCGCTACGGTTGTTGGCTGGGACAGACCATATTGTGGCCAAGGCGTCAGAGCAGAACCTGGCTCTGAACCCTGAATGGAAGTTCTGGCGTCAGCAATTGAGAGACATTGTTAACGGTGTATTGTCAGACATCCCCGTTGAGCCGCCGCGTTATGGTGCGCCTAAGATTGAGGAGCCACCAGTTGAAGAAGAGCCTGTTGTTGAAGAACCTGAACCAGAGCCGGAACCTGAGCCAGAACCAGAGCCAGAACCGGAACCGGAGCCAGAACCGGATGTGGTGCCGGAAGAGCTTTCTGACTTGTTCCGGGAAGATCAGGCGTTCGGATCTACAGCCGCTGAATTGCTTGCCCTTTACAACGCGCTGACAAACAAGATTATGATGAATTTAGCAAGCGATGCTGACCGTGCTTTACATACAAGATTGCACGGTAGCCTCGATTGGCTTAGACGTAATGCCGTGGAGGTAATTTAATGGCTATCGATCAAACATTCGCACCAGCTTACGGACGCGGCGCTACGGCTTCTGTTAGCTCAACAAGTGCAAGCACAGAGCTGGGATTTAAAAGCAAGACAATCTGCCTGACCAATACAGGCGAGAAGGTCTGTTATGTGCGTATCGGCATTTCTGGTATCACAGCAACAGCGGCAGACTATGCTGTTCTTGGTGGAAGCCAGGTCACAATCAGCAAGTTTCAGGATGACACACACATTGCTTATGTCTGCGCTGGCAGCGACTCTACAACTCTGCATATGATTCAGGGCGAAGGATATTGATAAATGACAGGACGTTCGCGTTTTAGGTTCCGTTTTCGCGGCGTCATGTCGTTGGTGAAATCAATTGCAAGCCAGTTCTTTGATATTCTTCAAAAAGAAGAAGCCTCCAGCAACACCAACGTCTTCTACGACCCTGCCGATCTGACCTCGCTTCGCGTA